TAGGTCCTTGAATAGTCAATGTGTTATATACCCAATTTGGCATTTGTTACCTTTCGTTAGAGAGTTATTGTATCAGAGGGGACTGACAAATCCATTAAGTAATCATCAGTTAAACATTCAGGACATACATGGACATAATCGCTATAGTCCAATTCTTCCATACACATATTGCATCTTGTTGTCATATGAGAATTATATATGAGACCACTGACATTTGGAATAGAAAGCTCTTGTGATTCCCGCCACATTGATCATCTTAAGGTGCTGTAGCACCTTAGAATGTGATCAATATCACAGAATTTCAGGCGAATTTATATTGACTTCTTAAACAAAATATATTACCCTTATTTTTTGTGGGCCATAGATCGGCATTTGTCAAGCTTTGCTAAGGCTGCTAGGGATTAACCAACGAAAGTAAAAAACCCTGCATTATTTAACCCCTTGCTGCGTTGTGCAACTCTTTAGGGGCACCATAGTTATTAATTAGTTTAGTATTAGTTCCCTAGCATACTTTTGAATGAATGCCTCAAGGTCCATTGTGAATAGCGCTTCATCCTGTACACCTTTAATTCGATTCTCATCGCTAAATGGTGCTTCTTCATGAAGACTAAATTCATTCTTATCAAAATTAATGATAGGAATTTTGTGCTCATTATCTGAACGTTGATTTACCTGCAGGCCCCAACCTGTTTCGCTGGTCCACTCGTCTTGAATTAGATTAGAGATAGCAATACGTGTTGCATATGATTCATCGTTCCAACGAGGACGGGCTTTGTCGACTGCACGTGCTAGAAGGTCCAGCATGCCTGCTCCAGCCCAGTGTCCATATACTACAATTGTTTCTCCATTAGATTGTGTGAATCCAAAGTTAGCACGGTCTCCCATGTTTATTCCGCCATTTCTACTAGTTGAGGTGTCTCTTCTTTTTTGTTTAATTCTACTACTTCATAGGCTATCTTGTCAAGGCTTGGCTTGAACTTATTAAAATGGTGCCCGCAGAATGCAAGCTCGCCGCTAACCATCTTAACAAGATACATTGCAGGTACTACTGAATTACATTTATCACAGCCGATCCATTCTGTCATAGCGACCCACCTTCAATCATTTCAGAAAGACGGTCAAGAATCCAAGAGTCGATATCAGCAATATCAATCTCTGAAAGCTTCTCCATCATCTCTTCACGAGCAAATCTATACCCGTCATCAAAACCATCTTTATAATCTGACATATTATCTCCTAGTAACCTGTTGGCTCATATTCTGATACGTATGATTCTGTTAGATTATACTTATCACGAATACGACTCACTTTCTCAATACTACCAGTTCCAATGTTGAAAGTCAATGGTGCAATTCTCTGTGGGTCTAGCCCAATCATCTCAGCCTCCCAGGTAGCCCGTGCAAAGGCTAACTGAGAGGGAGCGGTGAGTTCGAAATACATTAGTATGCACCTTCTTCGCATCGCTCAATTTCAAAGTTATTTACAGACATCTCTGAACCATATGAATCAACAGTCAAGTTCTGAGAAATAAAATCTTCAACCGCATCAAATGAATCTCCGCCTGATAGTTCAACCTCAACAGTTGCATCAACACGAACCCAAACAGTTACTTCAATCTCCTTAGTTAAAGGAATGTCAAACATCTCTGCGATTTCAGTAAGCGCTTCTTGGTCTTCTGAATTCTCAAAGTTGTCATGAATAAATGTGCGAAGTTGTGATTCTTTCTTAAACCACTCGTTCTGCTTATTTGTTAAATTCTTATTAACCCAAACCATATGACGAACATCTGATTCAGTATAAGTTTTGCTTGTAACTACATCGTTTTCGACCCAATCAAGTGTCATGACCTGCGGTGTATTTGTTTCCATGTTTTCCTCTTTCGTTGGTTGTTCTGATGAGAGTATTGTAGCAGAGATGTATGACATTTCTCTACCACAGGGGCATGTGTGTTTAATCACACCATTTGGAAAATCGAATCCTGAAACACAAGTTACTTCGATCAATGTGTCGCATTCATCTGGGTCACAGACAAATGTATATTTAGTTCCGTTGGTTGTTTGCATGAGAGTATTATAGCGGACCCCACTGACAAATGTCTACAGATTCCAGGGCTTTTTTTGTCGTGTCGTATGATATATCTCATACCCTCAAATATGCGGGCATCCGATCAATTTTGTCAAGCCGACACGCTGGCGATCCCTACGAGACTTGAACTCGCAACCTCTACCGTGACAGGGTAGCGCTCTAACCAATTGAGCTAAGAGATCATGGTGAGCAGTTTTACATCATGCTCAGGATTATTTAGTTTTATTTATTATTTAGAAGGCTTTAACCAACTTCATAATTTTATTTTTTTCAGCGGTAAGAATTGGGTCAAACCCTGATGCACCCGCCATGAGTGTTTCAGAGTTTCCACGCCCTGAACGATAATAATCTAGGCGCTCAGTAAGTGCATTGAATGCACCCCACTTTGTGCCCTTGATTGTAGCATTAGTTGGTGAGTTATGGTAAAGGTCATCCAATAGGACAACTTTATTTTCCCATTTAGTCAGCGCAACTTTTGCAGCATCCTTGTCAGGCTTTGGATAAATTGTCTGAATCAACTTTGAAAATTCAGCATCAGTGATTGATTGTTCAAACATTGCTTTTGCTTCAATTTCGAATTGGTCAAAGTAACCAAGAGCAAGGCCAAGAGTCTCACGAGCAACTTGGATGCGACCATCAACAGATTGCGTATGACGAATTTTGAAAGATTGCTTTGCATTACGCATTGCAAGATTCAAAGTGTTTTGGCATACAACACGAACAGGAGTAACCGCTGCTTGAACAGCAACAGAACCATCGTGTGACGTCCAAACGATAAGATAAAGTTTTGTCTCATCATTTGCACCTTGTGGGTCAAGAACCATTGTGCGAGGAATATCAACAGTTCCAAACACAACTTTGCCTTTCTTAAGAGAACCAGCAGATTCCCAACGGCAGTTAGGGTCTGCATCGTGAATTGCATCAGCAAATGCAAACAATTCTTCATTTTGCACAGGCTTGTAGCGCTTACCAACAGTAGCAAGAACATCAGTTCCGCCACTGAATGGATTGTCACGCAACACAAGGGATGCAGTAGATACATCGTTCCACGTATCTGGAATATGCTCAGCGATTGGAGAAAGACGAACATTCCAATTTGCTAACTTTGCTTCTTCAAGCATTGTTGCAGTTGTAACTTCCTCATCTTGTGTGAAGATGCGATTTGCAAGGTTATGCCAAGCAGGAGCACCACGGAGAGCGAAAGCAACTTCGCCATTTTCAACTTCGAGATTGTGAGCCATTTTTTACCTTTCGTTAGATTAGTTGTAAGTATAGCAGGGTGGTCTGACATTGTAAAGGATTAAACGCAATATGTCCGAATTGATCCATGTGATCAATCTCACAAAATTTCAGGGGTTGTGGATAACCCTCTTAAACCTGTGGAAAACCCCGCACCTCTACGGGCATCTCAAATTTTAAGATGGGGCGGGATTCAGATCCCGCCCCAAGTTTTACTTTGTTAAAGATTTTACAAAGTTAACTGTTTCCATCGGAAAGAAAGCAGCTGATGTTTTTTTCTTATTCTCTCTATCATATACAAACGCTTTAACATTTCCATCAAACCGCTTGAGGTTAGAGAAAACTAATTGCTTAAGACTTTCATTGTCATAGCCTTCATCTGAATAGATTGTTAAATCATTTGCTTTTACTTCGTCGTACATTTCAATCTTGAAACGCATTTTGTTGCCTTTGTTAGTAGGGACACCCGAAGGTGTGAGCAGTTTGGCGACTTGCTCAGGTCGTTGTATTTATTTAGAGATACTGTGCGATTGACTTGAAGGTTGAGGCATTTACTGTTTCCTCATCTGTCATCTTGAGAATACGAATTGCGTTCTCAATCTCTTGAACTTCATAGCGACCAAGTTCCTGCTCCAAGTCAATGCTTGGCTTCTCGGGCAACTTAATTGCACCTGCTGGAACTGAGAAATTAACTGAAACTTCACCACGCCAGTTTTCATTAGCAGAAACTTCTGCCTTTGCAATCTGCTTGATTACTAGGTCTGCAACTTCTTTAGCCCAAACCTTTTCTGTCTTCTCGTATTCCTTGCGCTTTTTTTCATTGTTAGCGATAGCCTTTGTGCCAGCCTCTAACTTTGCCTCAAGTGCCTTGATGACCTTTGGTGTTGCTACCTTAACTGATAACGCTCTTGACATTTTTCCTCTTTCGTTGGTTGGTTGATGTTATGAGTATTGTAGCAGAGCCCACCGACAAGCGGTGAGCCCTGCATTTATTTATACTAGGGCTTCGTTGCTAACTGTTGTCCAACGAGTTTCCTTTGTTGGCATTTCTAGCAATACACGCACCGAGCCAGATGCGTTTGGAATAATCTCTTTGATTACGCCTGTCTTCTTTGACTTCAAGGTTGTGAATAAATCTCCGACCTTGTATGTGTATCCATTTAGTGTCATTTGCTTCCTTCTTTCTAGTTGTTATTGGAGTATTATAGCAGTGGGGTCTGACATTTGTCTAGCCCTGTGTGTGTGAATTAAATCACACAATCTTCGCAGTCGCAGTAATGAGCGTGAGGTAGCCACGCTTCAAGATGGTGAGCTTCTGCAATAGCCGATGCTGGAGCAGAGGACTGACCTCGCCAGGTAATGTCACCAGGCAATTCGATCAAGCGGTCATAGTCTTCATCATAGTATGCATCAATAGCATCTATGCAAGGCTGAACCATAGCAACGGGGACGGGTGGGTAATGATTAGCCTGTAAGTGATAAGCAAGTCCAGCATCTAGTGATAGGTTTTCTTCAAGGTCTAGCGCAGTAGTAAGTCCCATTATTATTCACCTGCCAATTCTAGAAACATTTCTGTTCCGCCGTCGTTAATGAAAGCAAGTTGCTCATTTAATTCATCAATAGTAAGTGACGCTAGGTCGGGCATGCAATCGTTAATCGCTGCAATATTCATATCAATAAACGCTTGACCCATAGACATAATTTGTGGATAGAAACGGGAGTCCTGAGAAATACGGGACACAAAATTAACTCCCTGATATGTAAACGGAAATAAAGTAAACTGAAGTGTATCTGACATTTTTAGCCTTTCGTTGTTGGTATGAGAGTATTATAGCGTGTTGCACCGACAATAACCAATCCATTATCGGCGTGTCGCAAGTGTTTTTATGTGATAAACTTCACAAATTCCAGGGTGTGTCAAAGCTTGACTTAAACCAGGTTTTGCCCCCACACATATGTGCGGGATTGCCTAGATCTTGTCAAATCGACACGCAGCTACATTTTTGAAAAGATATAAAATGCAACAGCAATTGGAGTCAACGCAATAATAATTATTAATGATCCACCAATGGACCCAATTAAATTATAAATAATCTTTCCCCTTGTGTTTAACCTTGCGCCTATATTTCTTTTTATTACGTACAGGTTGCGCCGCATTGCTACGGCGCAATTCCTGTATGCGTTTTACTTTATCTTTAAGGCTCATTTATCCACTCCGCTAATTCTTGTAAATCTTGCTCGCATGAACACGCAGAAATTTCTATCATATCTTCATGTTGTACGATAAACGCAGAGTCTTGGCATGCTTCGCAATAAATTGCAGACATTTCTAAAATCATTTTTCAACCTTTCCAAAAATTGTTGTGTAGTTACTTGCTTCATGAAACCTTACAACATCAAAGCGAGGGTTATCTTTTGCAAACATTTCTGCAAAATCATTTACAATTTTAGAAAATAACGCAGGGTGCGTTTTATTGCTTGCATACTTTAAAATTTCTGCAGTTGCTACATAGTCTTTTCGTGTCATCATTTTACAGTTACGACCTTTCTTTCTTCACGATAAAAGTGGCGAGTAAAACATTTCATTTCTGAATTATAAAGATTTACAGTTGAGTATTCGTTAGCAAATCCCCAATCAACAAAAGCAAAAAAATCTTTCCAAGCGTCAAACTCGTTGGAATAATCTTGTTGCCAATGTGGGGCATTTCCGTCATAAGATAAAGTTATTTTATACATTAGTTTTCCTTTCGTGGTGTTAGTTTTGCAAGTGCCTCTTCTAAAGAGATTTTTTGGCGGGCTTCAACATAAGCCTTGAATTCTTCAAGTGTCATTTTTGACCTTCCGTTAGTTGGTTATAGGGATAGTATAGCGTAGGGGTCTGACAAGTTATGAATTGACCGCTACTGTACGGAACGCATAGCCACCCATTGGCTTGCGTACCTCTACAAGGTAAGCCTCTGCGCCGTCATACCATACGGCATGAGGGTGCTTCTCTGCTGAGATAATTTCTCCCTGCAAAGTGTTAGAGTAGTATTGTGTTCCCACTAGTAGGGATTCGATAGAGTATGCATTTGCTGACATGAGTTGTCACCTTTCGTTTGGTTATGGTGATATTATAGCGGATAGGGCTGACAAAGTGTTAATCCGACACGCATTTGTCTCAATATGTGGAGCGTGTGCCATGTGATTAATATCACAAAATTCCAGGGGTTTTATAACTCTTTCATAACGACACGCCCGACCCCGTAGCTATGTGGGCGTGCCGCCCTGATCTGTCAAGGCTACACGCCGCTAGGCTAGTGTGATTTATCCCACTCTCGGAAATCGGCTACGATCTCCCGCCACATAAGGCGCCCCATGTATAGGGCGGGAATACCAATAGCAATCTGTACTAGGCTAGTAAGTAGTCGGTTCATTATGCATTCTCCCTAGAGTATTGGTTAGCATGTGTGTAGCAAATCTCTTCTGTATTACATCCTAGTAGAAACGCATCTACTCCGCTATATACTAGTTCTGTTGAATCGCATCCGATTACCTTGCATGTAGTCATTACTTATTTACCTCTACTTCTCTAACAATAAAAGAAAATCCCTTACCTAGTTTATTTAATTCTTCGATTACGGCTAAGATTTCTTCGGGCTTATTAGCCTTATTATTAACGCTTAGTAATTGGCTACCTTGCCATAGTGAGTAAGTGATAGTCATTAGATTGCTCCTTCTTGTAGTAGTGCTATTTCAAAGTCTAGCAGTTCGCTAGGTGTTGCCTTATCTAGTGGCACCCACTCTACACCATTATTATCTATACGAGCAAATTCAATATATCCCATTACTTACCTGCTTTCATTTGTGCTACTGTGAATATTAGGGTGGCGGTAGTTAGTAGTAGTGCCATTAGTTATTATCTCCAAACATTGCTAGTACTGTATCAACTTCTTCATCTGTGAGGTGGTCAATCTCAATAGACTTAGAGAAACCGAAGATGTCATCATCTTCATCTACTACATCTTCTACATCTTCGATGTACATATCTGCTACATCATCTTGAATAGTGTCATACTTAGAGTAGCCGTGTCCATAGATTGAATCGCTTGCGTATGTCATTTGCTTTCTTCTTTCGTTAGTAGTTCAATAAGATTAAGGTATCACACTAGGGTGACAATTACAAGGCTATTTGATGTGATGTCTATCACTTAGACTTAGAGCAAGTGTAAGGATTATGGATATAGCCACACCATCCACACTCAGCGCATCGAGCATCGCCCATGCGCTCTACGAATCGAGCATACTCATCGGCACTCATTGTGCCACCTTCAAAAATTGAATTCATTTGAATTCCTTTCTCTTTAACTTTATATATAAAGATTAACACAGGGGTCTGACAAATATCAAGTCGCAAAACGGACATGTCGGACATATTAAAAAAATAGTTTGTGATGCTCATCACATTCTCTAGGCTCTCATGCTCAATATGTGCGGACTATCCTAAATGTCCGTTTCTCTAGAATGTGTGTATCATACAAATTAAAAATTTATTAACATTTTTAGAAATTTGAAATACTAGTTGACTAAAATATGATATACTAAATACATGAAATGCAATTTTTGCGAAAACTCAAAATACGTAGAGCGTATTAATGCTAAAGGCGTACTTGAAAACTTTTGCACAGATTGCATTACAAAATTGATCGGCGGGAATCGAATACGCTAGCTCCTTGGGAGTATAGCTTAGTCTGGTGAAAGCATTTGTCTTATATACAAAAGATCCTGAGTTCAAATCTCAGTGCTCCTACAAATTAAACACGGTATACTAAAGTTATGAAAGAAGTATTTATATCATGTCCAGCTGGTTCGGGGATGAATTTTGCAGGTACACTGCTTCGACTATCTTTCAATCGTGCATTTGCTGCTATTGGACACGAGAGACGACATGTTGAAGTATTAAAGCCACAAATTGTAATAGTAAGAGATCCTTACAGCACAATAGCGTCTGGAACTGAAAGATGGTTTGCTGTATCTGAACATGAGTCATTTGTAAATAATGAAAAATTGATCACTGAAGAAAATTACTTTAATGTGGATATGATTAAAGAAGTAATTGGGTGGGAAACAGAAAGATACATAGAATTTTTTAAAGATATAGATAAGCTAGATCACGCTAAACTTTTTAGCTTTGAGCTATTGACTCAAAATCCTGACCTATTCATAGAAAAAGTTACAAAAGCTTTTGATTTAAAGAAAAAAGTTTTTAATATCTCAGCTGATATGGTAATAGATGAAGTCGTACGCAGCGGCAATGAAAATAGAGTGCCACATGAAAAAACTAAAAGTAGAGAATTGGTTAACAGTATTTTATTAGAGATGTACCCAAAGGAAACTTGGGAGGCTTGGGAAATTTATTCTGAGCTAAAGAAAAAGCTAGATTCAGAAGGGTTATAAATGAAAAATATTTATATAGTCGGAGACTGTCACTTATCAAGAGTTATTGAGAATTTTTATCCAGAAAAGTATGATGTAAATTTTATTCCATGGCCTAAAGCTGGACTTAAGCTACATGGGTTTAGCATAGAGACTTTGAGAGAAAATGATGAAATTTCATCTGGTGTTGAAATTGCAAGAACCATTGATCATAAGGGTGAACCATTTTCAATCATTAAAGATGATGGAGTTTTAGCTTTATGGATGGGATATGTCGACATTAGAACATTCTTGTCTAAATATAAAAATGGCGATCAGATAGTTAAAGATTTTATCGACAATGTTAAAAAGAACTTTCCTAATTCTTGTGTTGTCCTTATAGAGCCATTGCCACAGTTTACTGAGATGCTTTTAAAGTTTGAAGGTATTAGTCCGTACTACACACATGAGCAAAGACTTGAGCAAAATCGAGAAGTTGTTAACGCACTACACAAATATGGAAAAGAAGCGGGATACGAAGTAGTAATTACTCAGCAAGATATTTTAAATGCTCTTGGCGTACCTGAGCTAACTCCATCTATGACACATTCAGATGCTCCTCATCCAGTAGATGGATTAAAGCCTGAGCATACTGCTAAGATATGGGATCTATTTGCCGAAAAACTAGGTTCTTTAGCTATTTAGTAATTACTGCAATGCCTGTAGGTAGCATTTGAACTTCTCTACCTATTGCTGCAGCAAATTCTGTAATTGCTTTAGTAACTCCAGTAGAAACATTATCATGTGTATCTACCATTAATATACCATTGTCGACAATTTTATCCCATAAGCTATCTAGTGAAATTTTTGTCGGCAGATAAACATCTAGATCTAGGTATAGCAGTGAAATCTTATCTACGGTTTCAAATCCGTAAGGTACTCTGCCTACATTGATCAATACGTTATCAAACTGAGCTAATGTTTTTTCACAATCTTCTACAGAGCACTTAAATGGAGACTCTTTGTAAAAATCGTTATCTGATTCATCAAAATCTGTTGCTCCTTCAAACGAATCAAATAATCGGACGGTCTTATCAGAAAGCTTAGCCATAAAGAATGCTTGTTCTCCTTTATAGACTCCACATTGAACTAAATCACCTTGAATATGAGCTACTTGCTTCAATGCTTCCCATAGGATGTAATATCTTTCAAATGTACCAGATCCATCAATAGGGTGATTGGCATTTAAATCTAAATTTAGACTAGCTATTTCTTTTCTAATGTCAATAAACTCTTTATCTAGTAATTTTATTTGCCAAGGCTCAGTTTCATAGTTCATGTATTTATTATACATCAGTAAAATACTAGTCAACTAGAATATTACTATAGTATAATTACTATATGGACTTATTAAAGAAAAAATATATACAAGCTACATTGATATTTGTTGCAATGCTTTCTCCAGTAATATATTTTATGTATGAACTTAAAAAATTGGCGGGGATTAAAGATCTCTTTGACATAGAGGACGAAACCGATGAATTATAAGACATCTAAGGCATATATCTTTCTCGTCAAAGCTTCCTTGTTCCTTATGAGTCTATATATTGTATTACTTGCCTCTGGGAAAATTTAGAATATTGCCGTAAAGGGTCTTTTTGGCCCTTCCCCGCCCTTGGGTAGGCAAAAGAGCCCAAAAGGGCTTAGAGAGCCTCTAGAGGCTTTATCAGGGGTATTTCTATGGAAATGGATCGCATATGAATCCATATATCCCAGTTGACTAGAATGTCCTTCTCTCGGCGGCGCACTTTTTCGCACTATATAATAATTAATGCTCTTTAAAGTTGTGCATAAATTTTTCGGATAATTCTTCGCCTTCTAATCCAGATGCCTGATATAGGTCAATTAGCTCTCTAGTAAACTGAGGGTTTTCTTTTAGAGGCTGCATCCAGATATTGACAAACTCTCTAAGAGTTAATTTATCCTTATCTTTAATCTGCTCATAATATTCAGGAGTCTTATAATTATAGAATGTTCCTGGATTATCTTCTGCCTTTAATACAAAGTTAGAGAACGCATATCGTTTTCCAGAAGTTACTGGCTTTACTCCATGAGCATGTGGAGAAAATGCACCATGGATGACAAGATCTCCTCGTTCTGGCTTAATTGTTAAACGATTGTCTTCTGAAACAGCATCTACTTTATTTCCATTTTTGTCAATATTTACATAAAAGATTTCTCCGCCTTCAAAATCTCCAAAATAGCCCACTAGGCCATAGTCAAGCTCGCAGCATGTTTTCCATACGTCAACCTGTGACAATCTATGGCATTCGCCTTTTCCAGGAGAATCTGAATGAGTAAACATTCCTTCATTCATCTCTGGAGTTATAATAAGAACGTTAGCCTGTGGGTGCATTACATACTCTGGGTATAAAAGCTCGCTTGCTTTTTCCCAAAGCTGGTGAATTGGCTGCAATGGTGGGCTAACTTTATTTGCATACCAGCTAATAAGTGTATCTTTATATTTATCTTTAAAATCATAGTCCGCCAAAGCATCTTCGACCATCTTGCATTCTTCGTCAGTAAAAAATCCTTTAAAAATAAAAACTCCGCTAGGTGTCCCGTAGTCATCTGGGAAAAATGAAGCTTTGATGCAATCTTCTCTGTCATAGAACATTATTTTTTACCAACCCTCTTAAATAGTTTTTCTAAAATTGATTCTTTTTTCTGATGGCCATCAACTTTACAGCTTCCATCACAGTTATGATTAAACTGTGGGCTTGCCATAAACTTTGCAAAGTGATCTCTAGCCATAGTAATTATATTATATCATGCAAAACCCCCACGGAGGCGGATCCGTAGGGGTTATGTGCATCTTCATGCAATCAGGGAAATAATTAAATCTCAACCTGACTATTAATTATAATATATATGACTACTCAAGTCAATACTTTATTACAAAAGCTTGTTGCGTACTAAATTCAATTATATTGTCTCTACCAAAAAAATCTACCATTGCTTTTTTAGCCCCAACTGTTTTACTTGATCCAAAATCATCACATACTAAAACTCCGTTTGGCAAAAGCTTATCCCAAAAATATTCTATACATTCCTTGGTAGGCTGATAAAGATCTACATCTATATGCACTAAAGAATATTTAATATCTGGTAAAGTCTCAAGGATATCTGGGACCCATCCTTTTATTAAATCTATATTGTTGAATCTAGACAAGTACCTGTCTGCAGTTGATTTATCACAAGCAAGCAAACCTTTTTTAAAGTAATCGGTGTCTACCCCTGGAGTTGGCTCTGACACGCCTTCAAAAGAATCAATGCCAATAAAAGATTGTGTGCAATAGTCTGCCATAAAAAACATTGACATTCCTGCATATACTCCAATTTCAACAAAATTTGAATCTAAAGATGTTTGTCTTTTTGCAAATTGTTGTAGCAAGTACAGCCTTTCATTTATTGGATCTTCTATTGAATTGTCAAAGCCATCTATTGACATAAAATCTTTAAAAGTTTTTTTAAAGGCTTCGTCATTTGCCCAAACATTAGTTCTGGATATCATCTTCATTTTCTGCTGGAGAAAATGCAGGAACTGGTCCTAGTAAATATCCTGCTTCGTGATATGAAATCATTTTTTGAGTATTTTCTGATCCAGCAACTTTATCTGCTATCAATGTAAGCAAATCATAAATTCTATGCAACATTATGTAGCTAACCATTGAAAGGTTATCTTCTAAATTACTTGTCTCTGCCTTCTGGTCTTCCTGCATCTTCCCACCAAATTTCTCTACCCATAGCATCCGTAGGGGATATTATGTCCGACTCAAATTCAAATTCTTTTTTGCTCATTTACTAATTTTACTATACTTTCATATCTTTGAAGGCCCATAGTGTTTTTATAATCACACTCTAGGCAGTATAAATAAATTAATGATTCTCCGTCGCCATTACATAAAAGAGGACCTTGATCCTGTGGGCATAAAAGCTTAGGAACAAGGCCCTCTTCAGAAAGTTTAATGTATGTAGACACGTACTGTATCTTCATTACACTTCCTTTCTACTTATTTGGGAATTTCAAATAAAATTCCTTTGCTCTTGGGGTTAACCCCTTCCAAGCTGACCAATCAGTGCCGCCATTAGTCATATAATACGCTATCTCTGCATTTATAGTTGGGTCAAATAATAGTACGTTTGACTTTAAATTAAATTTTTCTTTACGAACATCGCCGAGATTACCCAACATGTTGATCTGAAAAATTCCATAGGAACTGTCTCCAGTTTTCCTGTTGCCATTGTACGCCATTGGTCGTCCGTGTGACTCCCTCATAGCAATGGCCCAAGCAGTTTTAAGTGCTTTTCCTTCGAAGCCTGCTGCCCATAGAAGATCTTTTAATTCTTCTCCAGACAAAGCCTCAGAAGGCTTGTAAACAGTATTGCTGTACTTCACTAAGGTTTCTTTCTTAAGTTGTACTTCTGTCTTTGGTTTTACTATTAGAGCTTGCGCTTCTGTTACTCCTACTGTATTTGAAAACAAAAACATTACTGTAATTGCAATCGCAGCATATTGATGAACAACATCGCTTAAGCTTTTCTTTATATTCTCCATTGGCATTTCCTCCTTTAGAGATAGCGAACTACAATCATACCATTTGATTTAAACTCATGTCAAATCATTTTTGCACTATTGACATCGAAAATATTAATGTTATACTTTTCTAGGGGGGTCGGGGGGTCAGCAAATCAACTTATATGATATATATAATATATATGTAGTAAAAAGTATTATATATTATAGTTAACTAAAAAACAAGAATAAAAATTATTTACCTTTTCTTTTATAAAAAAGTTTGATACACTTAGACTTCATATAAAAAACAATCAATCCGTTAGGCGGAAGAAAAGGCGACAAATGAAAAATACTATTGAAAATCCTTATGAAAACTTTATTGCACTATCAAGATACGCTAAATGGGTAGAAGCAGAAGGACGCAGAGAAACATGGGGAGAGACAGTAGATAGATATTTTTCTTTCATGACTGATCACCTAGAAAAAAATCATAATTACATTCCAAATGAAAAGCTAGTTGCGGAATTAAAAGAGTTTGTCTTTCAACGAAATGTAATGCCATCAATGAGATCTGTAATGACATCTGGCGCTGCACTTGAAAGAGATAATGTAGCAGGCTATAACTGTGCTTTTTTGCCAGTAGATTCCCCACGTTCTTTTGATGAGACAATGTATGTTTTGATGTGCGGAACAGGTGTGGGATTTTCAGTTGAATACAAGTATATTAATAAGCTTCCCGCCGTCCCAGAAAAACTTGAAAAATCAGACACAGTTATTGTTGTAGAAGATTCTAAACAAGGATGGGCAAAAGCTTATCGTGAACTACTTGCATTACTTTGGACTGGACACATTCCAGCAATTGATGTTACAAAAGTTAGACCAGCTGGAGCAAGACTTAAGACAATGGGAGGAAGATCTTCTGGTCCTCAGCCACTTGTAAATCTTTTTGATTTCACTATTGCTAAATTTAAAGGTGCAGCAGGAAGAAATTTAAAGCCAATTGAATGTCATGATATTATGTGTAAGATTGGTGAAGTAGTTGTTGTTGGTGGAGTTAGACGTTCTGCAATGATTTCACTTTCCAATATTAATGATATTGAAATGGCTCAGGCGAAAGCTGGTAATTGGTGGGAAGGCAATACACAACGTGCTTTGTCTAATAACTCAGTTGCTTATTCTCGCAAACCAGAAATGGAACAGTTTATTGCAGAATGGAAATCGCTTTATGATTCTAAGTCTGGAGAACGTGGTATTTACAATGTAGCTGCAGCACAAGCACAAGCAGCAAAATTTGGTCGCAGAGACCCAGAGATTCATTATGGAACGAACCCATGCTCTGAAATTATTCTTCGTCCCTATCAGTTCTGCAACCTTTCAGAAGTTGTTTTGCGTGAAGAGGATACAAAGAAAGATATCCAAAGAAAAGTAGAGCTAGCAACTATCCTTGGAACTTGGCAATCAACACTTACAGACTTTAAGTATCTTCGTAAAATTTGGAAAGATAACACAGAAGAAGAAAGACTTCTTGGAGTTTCTTTGACTGGGCAGTTTGGTCATAAATTTATGTCTGGTAAACAGGACATTGTTGCACTAGAAGCATTTCTAATGTCTATGCGTGATAGGGCAAGAGAAGTTAATAAAGAAGAGGCAGGGAAAATTGGGATTCCTGAGTCTGCAGCTATTACTTGTGTAAAGCCTTCTGGAACAGTATCCCAATTGGTCGGGGTATCTTCAGGAATGCATCCATGGCATTCACCATATTACATTCGCACTGTACGTGGATCAAAAAATGATCCTATTTCAGTTTTCTTAAAGGAAGTTGGAATTCCAGTAGAAGATGATGTAATGAAGCCAAATGAAACATATGTTTTTTCATTTCCAGTAAAAGCACCAGAAGGTGCAATTGTTAGGAATGACCTAACCGCTATTGATCATTTGAATATTTGGCTTGTTTACCAACGTGCATGGTGTGAGCACAAGCCATCAATTACTGTTTCCGTAAAAGAAGATGAATGGATGGAAGTTGGAGCTTGGGTTTACAAGAATTTTGATGAAGTTTCTGGAATTTCATTCCTACCTCATTCAGATCACACATATAAGCAAGCTCCTTATCAGGAAGTTTCAAAAGAAGAATATGATGAGCTTCTTTCTAAGATGCCAAAAAATATTCGATGGGAAGATTTATCATTCTATGAAACAGAAGATGGAACTTCTCCAACCGCCACCCTTGCATGTAGCTCAGATGGCAACTGCGAGCTTGTAGATATATCTGCATAATGGTAAAATTATAGTATTGGGTTAAACCAAAATTCATGGACAACAGGGTCCAAATGGAGATGATAATATGGCTATCAAAAAATTTGATAAAGCTGATTTAAATAAAGATGGGAAAGTAACAATGCAAGAACAAATTCTTTCAGCACTAGGTACTTACGGGCGAGCATTTTTAGCAGCTGCTACAGCTCTTTATATGACTGGAAATACAAATCCAAAGGATTTGGTAGCGGCTGGCTTTGCAGCAATTGCACCAGTTGTCCTTAAGGCTCTTAGCCCAAGCGATCACAGCTTTGGATTTAAAAGCAAGTAATTACTAGTCAATTAGGAATACTCTTGTGCTAAAATTAGTACAGGAGTATTCCTATTTAGGAGACTATGGCAAATGGCAGGACAAAAGAATTTTGAAGTAGATCAAAATGCTACTTTCAGCTTTCAGGTAACTTATACCGAAGAAGATGAAGTAACCCCTATTGATCTTACTGGTGCATCTGCAAAGATGCAGGTACGTGATACTAAAGGTGGCAGTAAATTAGCAGTCACTTTAACATCTCCATCTGGTGGCATAACAATTGATGGACCAGAAGGCATTTTAAATATTAAAATGACCCCAACCCAAACAAACAAACTTTTTTATCCTAAGTCATCTTACGACATCATGGTTATCGATTCTAATGGGAATAAAATAAAACTCCTTGAGGGTTTTATGACTCTTAGCAGATCGGTAACTATATAATGGCCGAATCAGTAAAAGTAGTAGAAAACAAAAACAAGGTAGTAATATCAACTCCAGGGCCACAAGGACCTAGAGGAAGAACTATCCTTAGTGGTACAGTCGCACCAGCTAATAATTTAGGTTTAGCTGGTGATTTTTATTTTAACTCATCAACATCAGATTTTTATGGCCCAAAGCTAGATGATTCAACATGGGTAGGAGCTGGAGTGATACTCTTGGCTTCAGCACCAGAAAATTTTTCATACTCTTGGGAAATGAGTCAGATATCTGGTCCACTGGACGGTGTCTATTCTGTTGTTATAAACCACAATCTAGGCTTCAATCCAAACGTAACAATAAAATCAAGCGCAGGGGATATACTTGAAACAGGTATAGACTATAATAGTAACAATAGACTAACATTGACAATGGCACAACCATTTTCAGGGACAGCATACCTGTCTTAAAAGGGAGATAGCAAATGGCAAAAAAATATTTAGTAAGCATTGATCTCAATAAGAATGAGCTTCTTAATGCTAGAATTCAAAACTTAGGTTCAGCACCATCAAATCCAGTATCTGGTCAGATTTACTACAATTCTCAAGATAATATTATGTACTTCTGGAATGGAACAGAGTGGATATCTACATCTGGTTCACTAGAAGTTATTCAAGATGCCGTTGGCTCATATGTAGAAGGTGGAGTCGGATTAACAAAATCCTATGACGATACAACTGGCATAACAACAATAGATTTAGATAATACAGCAGTTAATGCTGGAGATTATGGTTCAACAACTAAGGTACCTACATTTACAGTAGATCAGCAAGGTAGATTGACTGATGCTGGTGAAGTAGATTTAATTATCCCTCTTAGTACACAAACAACAGGTGATTATGTTGCAACAATTGTTGGGACTGCAAATGAAATTACAGTTTCTCCAAATAGTGGACATAACGCAGCAGTAACAATTGGCCTCCCAGATGATGTTGAGATTACTGGAAACCTTCAAGTTGGAGGCAACTTAAATGTTATAGGAACTGTTAATTCTGTAAACACAACACAGATAAATATTGAAGATAATAAAGTTAAGCTTAACAGCAATTTTACTGGAACCCCAACAACTGATGCTGGAATACTAGTAGAACGTGGTAATGAAGCCGATGTAGAGATCCTTTGGAACGAAGGAACTGATAAATGGACATTAACTAATAATGGAGTTAATTACCATTCAATTGCTAGAAAGTATGCAGAGACATTAGGCTCATCTTCAACATCTTATTCTATAAATCATAATTTAGGAACTACAGATGTTACTGTTCAAATTTTTGAAGCAGCTACCCCTTATGCACAGGTAGAAGCTGATGTTCAAAGGTTAAATCCTAACTCAGTAGTAGTTAATTTTGCTTCAGCGCCATCTGCTGGAGAATACAGAGTAGTAATAGTAGGCTAAAATGTCTAGACAAATGTTAGTTCCTTTAAGATTATTAGCTTTATCAACAGACCCAGAATTTGGTCAAGTTGGTGAAGTATATATCAATACAACAACAAAAAATTTGCGTGTTCATAACGGAACTACATGGATAGAGCTTACCCCACCAAGCACAGATCCAACACCATTTTATATGCATACTCATACATTTGATGGTGATGTACATACAATTGATATACAAAATCAGATTGATTTTAAGTCTTTGTCTAACCCAAATACTCCAGGTAAAATATTGCCAGAGATTATTGGTTATGATGGTGGAAGCCCTACTGACAATCTAAATAACCCTTCTTTTGTAAATGAAACACTATACGATGCAGGATTATTTGATGGATCAGAAACATTACCAGATACAGCAACAGGTGGTGGAGGATCAGAAGATTTTGATGCCCCGTCACTTGACGGAGGAAATTCATAATGGCACTAAAAATTCAATTAAGAAGAGATATAGCAGCAAACTGGACAATCAATAACCCACTTTTGTTAAATGGTGAAATTGGTATAGAAACAGATACCCTTAAATTTAAAATAGGTAATGGTGCACAAAGATGGAATAGTTTGCCTAACTATGCATTTAAACCAGGTCAGCCAAATGGAGTTGCAACACTTAATTCAGATGGAAAAATACCAGTAAGTCAATTACCAGATCAGATATCACTTGACGCAGAAGTTTCAACTGCAATACAAACTGCGCTTAGCGAAATTAGTACTTCTGGAGTACCAGAAGGAACAAATCTTTACTTTTCAAATCAAAGAGCAGTTGCTGCAGTAGATGGTTTATTTGATACTGTAGGTTCTGCAGCTGATGCATTAGAAGATGCCAAAATAAATACTACAAATAAAATAAATGATGCACTAGTTTTAGCTTCACAAGATGCTGATGCAAAAGCAACTGAGGCTTATTTAAATTCTGTAGCTGACTCTGAAGGCTATATAATAAATGCAATTAATCTTTTAACTACATCAGATATAGAAGAAGGATCTAGACTTTATTTTAATACATCAAGAGTTGAAAATATTGTTGGTCCACTTATTTCAGAAACAAGAGGGTATGTTGACCAAGAGGTTGCTGGGGCGATAAGCTACGTAGATTCAGCACTTGCCTCATTTGATCCAGCTGCAGCGATTACATCAACTTCAGATGTACCAGAAGGTTCTAATTTATATTTTACAAATGCAAGAGCTATTTCAGCAACTAATCCAGGTAGAATTGCAGTTCTTCAATCTGCTTTATCTTCTGTTGATGATTTAAGAGCTGAAATACAAAATGATTTAACAAATTATGTTTTGTCTTCTAGTATTAATTCAGCTGGAGGAATTGCAGGTCTAGACTCTAGCAGCAAACTGCAAGAATCATTTATTCCAGACACTATTTTAAGATCTGCATCCCCTACAATTACAGGTGACGCACATGCAGAAAATTTAAATATTTCTGGCAATTTAACTGTAACTGGTACAACGACAACAGTTAATTCTACTAACCTTGAAGTCACTGACCCTTTGGTTTATATTGGATCTGGCAATGTTGGCAATTCAAGTGACCTAGGTATTGTTGGACATTTTAATAATGGCACTTATCAGCATTCAGGAATAGTTAGAGATGCGTCTGATGGCAAATGGAAACTTTTTTCAGGTGTCACTACAGAGCCATCATCGACTATTGATTTTACTTTAGCCACTTACGATACATTAAAGCTTGGTTCTTTAGAGGCCTCATCAGCATCAATAGGCTCTGTAACAAATGTTGAAATACAAAGATTAGCAGGAGTTACTTCTGGCATACAATCTCAATTTAATAATATAACATCAACTTACGCAACTACCATTGCTCTTTCGGATGCTTTAGCTGATGCTAAAGCTTATACAGACAGCACAGTTAATGGTTTGACAAGCTCCCTTGATTTGTATGCTTTAACTGCAGATAGAAATATGGCAGGAGGGTATGCTGGCCTAGATATTGACGGTAAGATATTATTGTCTACTATCCCTTCATCAATAACTTTGGCAATTACAGACGCTGCTAATTTAGCAGCTGCTAATATTAATGGAACTTATACAAATGGTAATTCTTCTACAAGTTTAAATAAAATTACTTATGGAACAAATGCCACACCACCTTCAAGCGGAAATTCTGCTGGAGATATTTACATTCAATACTAAGGAGACCAAATGCCGCTAAATATTTTTGACGGTTCCAGCTGGAATCCTCTAAAAAAAATACAGATTCATGATGGTTCTACCTGGAATGAATCAAAAGCGGCATATATATGGAATGGGTCTGAATGGAAAACTTTAATAGACTTAGTCCCTTCAAATATATCATTACCTGTAATTACTTTGGCAAACAATGCAGTATTTTATGGTGCACAAGAAACTTTAAATGTTTCTACTGGCGAATGGACAAATTCACCAACATCTTATTCATATCAATGGCAAAAAACACCAGCAACTGGATCAGCAAATTGGACAGATATTGTTGGTGCAACACAAAATAGCTTATACATAAACGAAGATTTATGGGATCAGTATCCAATAGCAGCTGGACTAAAATATGTAGGATATAAATTGAGGTGTAAGGTTACTGCAACTAATTCTAGCGGGAATAATAAAACTCCAGTTTATACAAATGAAAGCGCTGTTGTTGGCCCAGAAAAACTAGGTAATATTACAGTTAATGTTGTGTCGAATGGCGTAGTAGAGCTAACTTGGCAAAAAACAAAAGGCGCAACTGATTACTATATTCAATACCAAGGCCCACAAGTTGCATTTACTGAAGTTTCAAGTATGGTATCTAATACTGATGCAACAAAAGGTGTATATAGCACAAGTGGAAGTACTGCAAAGTTTGTAATTGATACTGGATCTGCTGGCGGTACATTAGGTATATTGATAAACCCAAAGAGTACGCTCAATGCTTCTAACCAAACTATTACTGGGTATGGCAAAAATGCATCTGTTTATGATTTAAAGCCTAATAAACCATCTGTAACTGCAACAATGACCTCAGCTTCTTGGGGAGGAACATTAAGTTGGGTAAACACTGGAATTACACAAACTGGATGGACAATATATGATGGCGGAACAGTTGTTGCTAGCTATGTTACTTCTGGAAGCCCAACACAAACCTCATATGATATAAATCAGTTTGGTGCAGGCGGAACCACTTATGGTTCATTTACAGTAACAGTTATTGGAACCGCACCAAGATTTACAGAAACTTCCTGGACTTCATCACCAGCTTTAACTATAACCTATCCAGCAGTTCCTCGCCCAGTTAATCAGGTTGCACCAACTGTTTCAGGGTCTGGTACATCTTTTAGCTCAAGTACTGGAACCTGGAGTAATTCATCATCAATTTATTCATACATGTACGAATGGTATTCAAACGGAACACCAATTTGGTGGGCTACAGGGTCAACTTTAGATTTGTCTTCAGATAGAACATATGATGGTACAAGCGTAACATCTTCAGTACAAGTTTTGACAACAGATTTAAATACAACTGATAAAGCATATAGCAGTAATTCAGTTATACCAAGTATTCCTCAAATGACTTACTATATTGGAACTTCTACATGTAACGCTTTAAATGGTTATCCTTATTCTTCCGCTCCATCTGCAAATGGGCCATATACAGCAGCTGTTGGCACTTATAGTCTTACTGGATCTAGCGACACTACAACTGGCGCATCATCTTCAAGAACAAAAACAGTTTATAGGGCTACATACTCTGAAGCTCTTACTGCAGCAGAGCAAGCAGCCTGTGCCCCACCAGCTACACCACCTGCAACTCCACCAGTAACTACAACTTGGTATTGTACAGAAAGCTATCCAGGTGGAGGCGTTGGAAACTGTGGTTACTCAACAGCTACATACAATAACTCTGGATCTGGAAGCGGCTATTCACGTGCTTGCTCAACCTCAGACTACCCAGCATGTATGTCTACTGCACCTGCAACTCCACCAGTAACTACAACTTGGTATTGTACAGAAAGCTATCCAGGTGGAGGCGTTGGAAACTGTGGTTACTCAACAGCTACATACAATAACTCTGGATCTGGAAGCGGTTACTCACGTTCTTGCTCAACCTCAGACTACCCAGCATGTCAATCAACTGGCCCAGCTACACCACCTGCTACTCCACCAGCAACACCACCAGCGTCATTACCATCTTGCCCTGGTTCTATAACTAGGGCAGTTTCCGCAACTTGTGCTGAACTTGGGTTGACTTATTTAGGTGGACCTTCAAGCTATGCAATTAGCACTGGTCAACAATGCTGTGGAAATGCAGTATTTGCACCACCAAGCTTCTTTGCACCACCAAGCTTCTTTGCACCGCCAAGCTTCTTTGCACCACCAAGCTTCTTTGCACCGCCAAGCTTTAAAGCAAAATGCTTGTCCCCCAATGCTAATATTTTTGCAGTTAACGGTTTAGTCAAAGCAAAAGATATTAAAGTTGGTGACAAAGTTTTAACTATTGATAATATAAATATTAATTCAATAGTAAATGAAAACACATCAGACTATTTGCCAAATACTGTTAAATTTATTGAGGCTGAAGTTATTTCTATCGATGTCAAAAAGTCCATACTAATAGGATTTAACAATATTAGTAAAAACTATTCTATTACGCAACCATTATTTATTAAAACAAAAAATGGAATTAAATATGTAAATGCGGGAGAAATTAATATAGACGATGAAATAATTAGCATTGATATTAATGGCAATGCCTCTTATTTAAAGATAGAATCAATTCAAATTGATGAAAATGAATCAGATGTCTATGACATTAGAACTTCTCCTCATCCATGGTTTATTGTTGATTCTCTTCTGGTTATAGCTTAACTTTTATGCTATAATTTAAAAAAAGGATAAGACATGATTAGAAAAACTGATTTAGACGGCGAAGTTTTTATTGTATTAGTAGACAATGAATTTGCTGGATGGTTTAATATACCATCAGGCAATAAAAGCACAGAAATATTGAGAGCAGCATTGTCTAGTAATCCATCAATTATAAATTTATCAGATTTATCGATAGACATACCTGATTTACCAGACCAAGCAGGTGGCTGGAAATGGGATGGGCAATCTTTTAAGAAAGATGAAGAATGAAGTCAAGGTGGCAGACCATAAAAGAAAATTTATCTGATCCAAATTCAGTGAAACCGTGGGATATCATTAACCCAGAAACCGAATGGGCTACAGATGAAGTTAAAAATTTTAGATACAATATTTGCAAAAAATGCCCAGAGTTTTTGTCTGCAACAACACAGTGCAAGCAATGTGGGTGCATTATGAAAATTAAAACAAGGATGGCCCAAGCCACTTGCCCAATAGGTAAATGGTAATATGGAAATAATAGACCTGGATTATCCAAATATTAGAATAGTCAAAAATTTTTTATCTAAAGAAGATTGTGATGAAATTTTAAAAGTAAAAGATATGCCTGAAGACTTATGGGCAATAGACTATAAGTTAAATTATCCAAAATCAGAAAATGTTGCATCTAATTTACAATACTCCGTTTCTCAATGGGATGGGATGTGTATAAATGTAACACACGAAGGTTTTGCAGAAAGATACGGACTAAGTACAGAATACTATAAAGATCTATCCGATAAAATTAAACCTTATATATCTTCAAGATTTAATGTTGATACATTAAGGCCAGAACAATATTTAATTAATAGGTGGAGGGTAGGAAGAGAGCAAACACCACATTTAGATTATTTTTATGAAGAAGAGCCTGGCCACGATTATGAAAAGCTAGCTAAAAATAATATACCAAAATCATTCCTAGATACATTTGGTAAAATGTTCCAAACAAAACACTATTCATCTCTTATTTACCTTAATGAAAACTATGAAGGGGGAGAGCTATATTTCCCAGAACATAATTTTTCAATTAAACCAGAAGCTGGTACTCTCATATGCTTTAAAGGAGACGAGCACACCTTGCATGGAGTTAAAAAGGTACAAAACGGTATAAGATATACAGTGTCATTGTTTTGGGAAGATATTGAGTATAGGGATAAAATATCTGTATTATAAATATTATTACGATATAATTATCTAAGCAATAAGCAACACATAAGGGGGTAGCCAATGGCCACCAGTTATCCAAATAATATAGATGAATTCATAAATCCAAACGGATCGGATCAGCTTTCAGCACCATCGCATTCTGAGCAACATTCAAATGCTAACGATGCAATTGAAGCTCTTCAAATCAAAGTTGGCGCAGATGGTTCACAAGATTCAAATTCATTGACATATAAAGTTTCAACAATTGAAACATTACTCAATAATGTAAGCAGCAGCAGTGATTCAACCATAGAATTACTTGGGCTAGAAGGCAATAATGACCTTACAGTTTATGGCATTGAAAATCCTACAAATGTAGATTCATTTTCAAAAACAATATGGAGAACAGTAAGATATAATCTTCAAGTAACAAAAGGATCAGAGGTTTACACTTCAGAGATTCTTGCAGCACACGATGGAACTGATATAATGATATCAGAAACTAACATCATGTCAAACACAAATACAAGTTTATTTAGCTATACCTTTGAAGAAAATTCAGGTATAATTAGTTTAAGAATCACCCCTACTTCTGGCGAAATCTCAGTAAGATTTATTCGCACAGCAGTTAAGGCATAGTCAAAAAATAAAGCAGTATAGGGAGTCATAAAATATGGCAACAGTAGATAAAAATTTTAGAATTAAAAATGGTTTAGTCGTTGAAGGTTCAGTCGCAACCCTTAATGGCAATAATATCCTTTCAGAACAAGCTGGTGATTCTTATATCCTCAACCTTGTTGGCGGAGCAACTCTTGTAAAATCAGTAGGCACAAACCTTTCAGTAGATAATGCTGGACAACTCTCACTCGATCTTGCAGGTATTTCATCAAATATTGCAGGGACTAGACTCTACGCAAATGGTTCAAGCATTAATGTTGATGTAGAAGGCGTCGCAGATGACCTTATTGGCTCATTTGGAATTGCAACGACAACAAATGTAAATAATGCAATTTCAACAGCAGCAACAGATGCTACAAATAAAGCAAATTCAGCAGAGCAAAACGCTAAAAGTTACGCAGATGGCTTAGCTTCAAATTACGATGCAGCAGGTTCTGCAACTACAGCAGAAAATAATGCTAAAAGTTACGCAGACGGACTTGCGGGAAATTATGACCCAGCAGGTGCAGCAAATACAGCATTGCAGTCTGCAGAAGGATATGCAGATCAAGCAGCTGGACAAGCTCTTTTAGATGCAGAAAACTATACAGATACAGCAATAACAAATCTTAACCTTGGAAGCACATATGATCCATACGGTGCAGCATCAAGCGCAGCCTCACAGGCTCTTACAGATTCTAAGGCATATACAGACCAGGAAGTAGCGGCTCTTGTAGATTCAGCACCAGCACTTCTCGATACACTTAATGAATTAGCTGCAGCAATTGCTGATAATCCAAATTATGCTTCAGATGTTGCTAACTTGGTTGCAACAAAAGCTGATACTACCTATGTAAATTCAGAAATTTCTGATCTTAACACAGCAGCACAAGGATATGCAACTACAGCAGAAAATAATGCTAAAAGTTATGCAGATGGTCTTGCGGGTAATTACGATGCAGCAGGTTCTGCTTCAACAGCACAAACTAATGCACAAAATTATGCAGATGGTTTAGCATCAAATTATGATGCAGCAGGTACTGCAGCAACAGCACAGGGCAATGCTGAAAGTTACGCAGATGGACTTGTTAATAACCTTGTAGCTGGTTCTACAGCATTTACAGAACTAAATGTTGCTGGGTATACTCGTCAGGTTGGATCATGGGCACAAGCTGCAACAGCAGGTACACAAATTGCTGCTTATGCATACTCATCAGGTTGGGGTTCAGCAGAATTCCTAGTTAGAGTTATGAGCAATACATCAGGACACCAACATTCACAGCTTTCAAAGCTTTTGGTAACAAGAGATGGTGCTGGAAACGTAGCAATTACAGAATATGGTATTGTAACTACAAATGGCAATATGGGAGATATTACAGCAGATGTATCTGGTGGAAACATTAGAATACTTGTAACTCCAACATATGCATCATCAGAAGTTATCATCTCTGGCACATTGTTGGCGTACAACGACTAATAATTAAATAAAGGTTTTGGGGGATTCCTTAAAAATCCCCCACCAAAACAATTAGGGGATAAGTGAACTTAAATGGCAACAGTAGATAAAAATTTTAAAGTAAAGAATGGACTAAATGTAGCTGGAACAGCAACTTTTAGCACAGACATAGTTTTAGGGACAGCCCCGATATCATTTGATACACAAACAAATAGGCTCAAGGTTCAGATAGATGGAACTTGGCAGCCTATTGCTTTATATTCAGAGATTCCAAATGAAGCTAGCATGCTTACATTTATGGATGTTGGGTTGGCTATTGATTACAATGGTCAACCAACCTATATAATTCAGGCAAACGGAGTAACGCCATCAGGAACTAATAAGTTCATATCTGGTGGGGATCCAACTACTTCAGAGTTTGGAATTGTTTTCGATTCAGGAGCATTGGTAGCATAATGCTAAAGCATAATCGTTTAAATGCTATAATTTCAATAGATCAAATTAAAGGGGTGGCATAATGTCAACAGTAAGAATTCAAGTAAGAAGAGGTACAGCCTCTGAATGGACCACAGCAAATCCAATTTTGGCTGCAGGTGAAATGGGTGTTGAAACAAACACTAATAAATTTAAATTTGGTAATGGCACAGATGCATGGTCATCTCTTTCATATGCTGCAGCAGATTCAGCTTCAATTGGTGAAATTTCTCAGGATGCCATTAATACTGCCCTTTCAATGGGCTCAGGATTAACAAAAACCTACGATGATGGTGCAAATACAATTACAATTAACGTTGATACAGACGTTGTTGCAACTAAAACATTTGCTACATCAGAGGCTACAAATAAAGCAAATGCAGCAGAAGCTGCAGCAAATGACTATACAGATACAGCTGTAAATGGAGTTAACAGTTCACTTACAGACTACCTACCTGTTGCAGACAGAGGCGTAGCAAACGGAGTAGCGTCACTAAATGGAAGCGGAAAAGTTCCAGAGAGCGAGTTACAGCTTGTAGGCCTAACAACATCTATTACAACTAGTGGACATATTAGCGCAGACGATATTACTGTTGCTGGCGATTTAATTGTAAACGGAACAACAGTAACTTTAAATACACAAAATTATACAGTGGCGGACCCAATGATTTATATTGGTGAAGATAATCACTCAAATCAATTAGACCTAGGTTTTGTAGCATCACATGATGATGGCACATATAACCATACTGGTCTTGTTAGAGATGCATCTGTTGGTAAATGGAAACTATTTAAGGGTGTTACAGACGAGCCAACAACTACAGTTAATTTTGCACAAGGAAGCCTAGATGACCTACTTGTTAATTACTTAGATGCAGAAGCTGTAACAACTGGAGATCTTACAGTAAATGGTTTCGTTACATTACCAGCATCATCTATAGTAACTTCAGCAATTCTTGATGGCGCTGTTACAGAAGCAAAAATTGCAGTTAATTCTGTGGATAACCAAAACATTAAGACTGGTGCAGTAGCAACTACCAAGCTTGCAGACTCAGCAGTAACATCAGCAAAGCTTGCAGATAATGCAGTAATAGCAGCAAAGCTTGCTGCAGATGCAGTAACCACAGTAAAAATTGCAGATGATTCAATTACAGCTGCTAAACTACAATCGGATTCAGTAACAGAAGCAAAAATTGCAAATAACGCTGTAACAGAAGCAAAGATTACAAACGCATCAGTTACACAAAATAAGATTGCAGATAATGCAGTTGTAGCAGGCAAGATTGCGGCTGGAACGGTAGTAAATGCAGATATTAGCAATACAGCAGCAATTGCTCAAAGCAAAATTGATGGACTTGGAGCTTCACTAGATTTGCTTGCTCCAAAAGCAGCACCAACATTTACAGGAACAGTAACACTTCCAGCAACAACATCAATTGGTACAGTTTCATCAACTGAAATTGGATATGTCGATGGAGTTACTTCATCAATTCAAACACAGTTAGATGCCAAAGCAGCTTCATCAATAGTTACAGCTCACACAGGAGCAACAACAAATATTCATGGAATTGCAGACACAGCAGCTCTTGCTACAAAGACATATGTCGATACAGCAGATGCAACACTTACATCATCAATTAATTTAAAGGCACCACTAGCTAATCCAACATTCACTGGAACAGTTGCTGGTATTACTAAATCAATGGTCGGTCTTGCAAATGTTGATAATACATCAGATGCGAATAAGCCAGTTTCAACTGCTACACAGACAGCACTTGATTTAAAGGCTCCAAAAGCAGCACCAACATTTACTGGTACGCTTACAGCAGCAGATGTAACAATTTCTGGAAACCTAACAGTTTCTGGAACAACAACAACTGTAAATACTACAAACTTTACAACTTCAGACCCAGTTATCTACCTTGGTGAAGGCAATTCCGCAAACCTTGTAGATATTGGTTTTGTAGGTTCTTATAATGATGGAACATATGCTCACCAGGGACTTGTCAAGGATTCATCTGACAATAAGTGGAAGTTATTTAAGGGAGTCACAGATGAGCCAACAACCACTGTCAATTTTGCACAGGGATCACTTGATTCATTAGCAGTTGGAGCCCTTGAAGCTACAACAATAACTCCTTCAGCAGGAATTGTATTCTCTGATAAAACACAGACAAAGGCTGGTGTTCCATCACTTACAGCAATTGCAACAGCGGTTTCAACAAGCACAACACTTGATGCTCTTGGAACAGACGCAGCAGTTCGTGATTCATTAGTTCCACTATCTGGCGCAGTAAATGTTAGCTTTGAAGCAACAGGAAATGCAAAATATGCAATCGGTTCTTCAATTAACTTCTACCAGTCATCAGGTACTGGTGCAAATATAACTGGAAATGGAATAACAATTCTTTCAACTCCAGGATCAACTTTAAGAACAACATATTCATCAGTAACAGCCACTAAGATTGCAGCAACAACTTGGTTGTTAGCTGGAGACTTAAAGGCATAATTGGGAAATAGGAGAATAACATGTCAAAAAATATAGGTAGAAAAGCCTCAGCCCAAGATAACTTTATTGGTCCAAATCCAGTAACAGGTGTCACAGCATCTGATATTGGAACAAATAGAGCTTTCAATGACGGAGCTATAATTGTATCCTGGACCGCACCTGTTGGGGGTAATACCCCAACAGGCTACAAGGTTTATGATGGAGCAACAGTTAAAGCTACTGTTGCTTACGGCACTAATACAGCCACAATAACTGGACTTTCAGGAGGAACATCATATACGCTTTCAGTAGCATCTTATGATTCATATCTTGATAACAATTCAAATGCTGTAGCAGCTTCAGCTGTAACAGCTACAACTGTTCCAGATGCTCCAGGTAGCCCTGCAGCAACTGCGGGAGTTAATCAAAATACCATTTCATGGACAGCTCCATCAAATGGAGGAAAAACAATTACTGGTTACTATGTAACTGGAAATGACGGAACATACGGAAGTTCAACTGGACTATCAGTTGTGATTGCAGATACAGCAAATACATCTCAGTATTATAATGTTTATGCAGACAATGCCAATGGTAGATCAGCAGCTTCAGCAAATACAGCTACTATTACTACACAGGCACCGTTCTTCCCACCGTTCTTCCCACCGTTTTTCCCACCAAGCTTCTTTGCGCCACCAAGCTTCTTTGCGCCACCAAGCTTCTTTGCGCCACCGTTCTTCCCACCAGCGTTCTTTGCGCCACCGTTCTTCCCACCAACGTTCTTTGCGCCACCAGCGTTCTTTGCGCCACCGTTCTTCCCACCAAGCTTCTTTGCGCCACCAAGCTTTAAGGCAAAGTGTTTGGCTCCAGATTCAGTAATATTTACAAATACTGGTTGGGTAGCGGCAAAAGATATTAAGGTTGGAGATGAAGTAATTACTATTGATTCTTCCAACATTGATCTAGAATCAATATCTTCAAGCAAGACTTCTGGTAAATTAGCAGATATAATTAAATTTACAACAGCAAAGGTTGTTTCAGTAGAAACAAAAACTTCAACGCTAATTGGATTTAACTATAGAGGCAAAGACTACTCAGTAACACAGCCAATATTTGTAAATGATGCTAACGGCATTACCTACAAAAATGCTGGAGATATAGAAGTAGGGGACATCATCTTGAGCGTAAGTCCAGATGGGTCAATAACAGAAGTTCCAGTAACTTCGATTGAAAGAGATGACGAAGAATCCACTGTTTATGATGTTAGAACATCACCAGAACCTTGGTTTATTGTTAACTCATTCATAGCAATAGCTTAAATTAAATAAAAAGAGGGGTAGCCATAAGCTGCCCCTCTTTTTCTATTGTGTTTGTAAATTCAAAATGCTACAATGAGGATATGAATACTATAGATAACCAATATGGATTTTCTTCAAAAGAAGAGCTTTTCCCAGGTGTATGGGTGTATAGAGATGTAATTAAAAAAAACATGGACGTAGTTAATAGGTTAAATAAAATTGGTGAGGCGGCTGTTAAAGATAATGAGCCTAGATTTGATTGGACATTTGGTTATGTAGGCTATAGTGAAAAAAGACCTTCATACAGAGATTGCGAAGATATTAAAATTGCAGAGATTCAAACACCATATACAGATACCCAAAAATTAGTTGGAGAGCTATGGACTGATTTAAAAAAAGCTCAAGATGTAGCAGTTCAAGACTATTGCTCAAAATATAATGTAAAAATGAATTATTGGGAAGTAATGAATTGCATTAGATATGGGAAGGGCCAACACTTTCAAGAACATGCGGATCATGGGTTTTCATATAGCGCAACAGTCTCCCTTGTTGCTTATGTAAATGACGACTACGAAGGCGGTAATTTATTTTTCCCAAAGCTTGGATTAGATATAAAGCCAAGAGCTGGAGACCTATATATTTTCCCATCAACATATTTGTTTTCTCATAGAGCAATGCCAGTTACAGAGGGTATGAAGTTTTCTATTGTAACTATGTTAGACTATAATGACCATGCCCATAGACAAGAGTTTATTGAGATGAGAAATAAATGGATCCAAGAAGATTCCTTAACTGGTAAAAACTCTTATGCATAATATTAAAGCTTACACTATAAGAGAAGGTTACGGGGAAGTAACACCACTTTCTATTAAAAGAGATTGGATGGATAGTACTTGGGAAGCACATGCATATAAATGCTTTCCAGTTGGTTTAACTAATCAGTTAGGTTGGGGAATTTCATTTCCAGAAGATATATCTTTTAAATGGGATGGCATGTCAGATAGTAGTCCAGAGCATGTTACTGTATTGTCTGGAGAAAAATACGCTTATCCTGGAAGAGCAAATGGAACAATCAGCTTTAATACTGGCCTAATGTTTGCAACTGATGAAAATCTTAGTTTATTATCAATGCCCGTACCAAATCTTTTTATTGATGGAGCAGTCCCATTTACAACATTGATAAGCACATCATTTTTTAGAGGCGAACTACCATGTGCTTGGATGATAACTAAGCCTAATGAGATTATTACTATTAAAGCTGGAACACCGATCATTGCAATATTACCAATAGATTTAGGTAGGCTTCAGAATTCAGAGATTAATTTTGAGAGTATGGATTCTTTACCAGAGCCTACATTTGACTCTACTGAATACTCTAATACTATTTATGAGTTAAATCGCAAAGCTATATGGTCAAATTTTTATAGAGATGCAGTAGATCATTTAAAAAATACTATTGGAAAACATCAAGTAAAGGCTATTAGACTTAAGGTTAACGAATTAAATACTAGAAATGATATAATAGATAAATGAAACTAGAAAATAGCTTTTCTCATCAGCCACCCAAATCAATAACTCCATCTGGTTTTTTTGGAGATTCTATTGATAATATTGTTGAAATTAAAAACTTCCTCTCTATTGATGAGCGGAAGCGACTGATGGATTTTGCATTAAACAATAAAATTTGGGATGTAACAGAAACTCATAGAGATGAAGATGGTCTTGTTTTATATGATCACAAGGTCTGGGAAGATCGTGTATGCACATATAATTCTTTAATGGCATCAGACCCGTCAATACTTGATCTAATCTACAGCATGATTAATAGACTCAAGATAGAAGTAGACGCATTTTTTAATGTTGATGCAAAAGAAACTGGCCCAGCAATTGTTCGTTGGCCAGTAGGTTCAAGACAAGAACCACATGCTGACAAAGAATTTCATTCTGGCCCAGAAAAAGGAAGACCGAATGATTTCCCATGGTATGATTTAGCTGGACTTTTTTATTTTAATGATGATTATGAAGGCGGAGAATTATATTTTCCACAACATGGAATTGAGTTTCAGCCAGTAGCAGGAGCCGCATATTTTTTCCCAGGTGATATGCATTACACACATGGGGTAAGACCAGTTACATCTGGAAATAGATTTACATCTCCATTCTTTTGGACGATACAAAAACATACAGGAGAAAAACAACCATGAGCGAATTAAATTATGTAGAGCTTTATCCAAAAATTGATGTTTATAGAAATGTTTTGGCAAACCCACAAGAGCTGTACGAGATCATGAACAAATCAGAAAAAACATCAAATGGAGAATATTTCTTAAAGACATGGGATCCCTGGGCACATTTTGGTACTTATACTCAGAAAAAAACTGCGGGTGAATATCCAGATAGTATAACAGATTCAGAAATGTTTATTAAAGAAAAGCAGTTTGTTGAAGAAGTAGAGGCAGCATACAATAAAGTAATTTTAGACTATGTAGCAAGACACAATATAGATTTGCCAGAAGGCTGGCATTTTAGTGGTTGTTCTTACTCTAAGTATCATGCAAAAATTGATACACTTCAAAACAATATGACCATGCAATACCATACTGACCATATTACATCTCAAAAGGATATGCCTGGAGATAAATTTTTTATTACATGCACAATGTATATAAATGATGATTACGATGGCGGGGACATTGAATTTTATGTTGATGGTAAATTTATAAATCACAAGCCAAAAGCAGGGGACATTTTAGTGTTTCCATCTACTGAACCTTACTTCCATGGGGTTAAAACTATTAACACTAATGAAAAGTTTTTTGTTAGAAACTTTATTATGACCCCCCATAATGGAACAGACGAATGGCTTGCCAATCAAAGAAGATATGGCGCTTATCGATGGGCTAAAATGGAAGCAGAAAGAATAGACTACGAAGATAAGAGAAATATGGTTTATTTCCAAAATGGAGTAGAAGTTTCGTATGAAGAATACGATGGTAAAAAAGATATGGGGGCAATGAATTAATATGGATAGAGATATGACAATAACAAAGCATAAGCCCGATATTATTCAATATGATAACTTTTTAACTCCCAAAGAATGCAAAGCTATTATTGACATCTTAGCAATTAAAATGGATAAAGAACAACTTAAATGGATGCCAATTTCATTTTATGAGTCATACTCGTCGGGAACTCCAGAATTAAATGATCCAGATGTAATTGCTGCTGGTCTTCCAGGAGATTTTTTTCAAAACCTTAGACAAAGAGTTATAGATGTTACAGCTGATATGGCTGGTAAAAAATCAGAACAGATGTCTCAAATTAGTTGGCATTCTCAAAGATGGGCACCAGGAGCTTTTGCAAATATGCACTCTGATAATACATCTAATGACGGAGTTTCAGGTGCATTTACTAGAAGTAGATATGCAACCTTTATATATTTAAATGATGATTTTGAAGATGGTATTTTAAACTTTAAACATGGTTTAACTATTGTGCCAAAAACAGGCACCCTTGTAACATTTGCTGGTGGGTTTGATAATATGCATGAGGTCACAACAGTCAAGAAATCAATACGTTACACGCTTGGTTCATTCTGGGATGATAGAGAAGAAAGCGATTATCCACAAGAAGTAAGAGATGCTTGGGCTGAAGAACTTAAGCAAGTTAGAGCCATTCAGGCTGATGAAGCCGTAGAGTGGGAAGACTATAGGAATAAAGGCTTAAGAGTTACACCACAAGGAATGACATACCCAGCATCAGAAGTGGAAAAATAAAATGAAAGATACTATTGAGTTTAAGCAATTTATAATGTTTGATTTAAAAATGCTTTCTCCAGAAATTTGGTATTGGGAAAATACATTAAGTTTCCCAGAGCACCTAAAAACATTTATAGATAAAATAGATGAAGAACTAGAATCTTATTCTAGGATTTCAAAATGGGAAAATTGGACAGCTAGTAATGACTCAAATTTAGTATATGGCAAAACTAAGGTTATAAATAAATCTAGTTTAAAAACAACTACTGGATCAGACATTATAGATAAAAAAACTTTGTATATTGCTAACAGTTTTATAATGGCATTTCAAATGTGTACAGATAGATATTTGGCTGGCAGAGGCCTTGACAAAAATGATTATGATTTAAATCTAGATCGAATAACTATTAAAGCCTGGAATGAAGGACAATCTATGGGTCCACATTTTGACGGCCAAGATGGCAATAAAGATCTTGCATTTTCTTTAGTAGCTTATATTAACGATGACTATGAAGGTGGAGAAATTAGTTTTCCAAATCACAATATAACAATAAAGCCAAAAGCTGGAAGCCTTATTATGTTTCCTTCACAAGAACCTTATATCCATGAGGTCAAGCCAATAGCTTCTGGTATAAGATACATGAGCCCAGCTCACGTATATATTAAATAAATAGGTGGTATAATAAAAAAATGAGTACAACAGGAAAAGGATTTAGATATCCAGTCTATACAGACACCCCAGACGTCCCTAGAGACCTTGCATACCTGGCTGCCGATGTAGATGCCTACTTAGATGCTCATCCAGGCCCACAAGGCCCAGCAGGCACCATAGAGATAGGCTCCATAACAACTGTTAGCGCTTCAACTCCAGCTTCAGTTGTAAATGTTGGAACTTCTTCTGCTGCTATATTAAATTTAACATTACCAAGAGGGGTTGACGGAGTTGTTGGTGGCCCTGGCCCATCAAATGTTTTAAGCATTGGAACAGTAGTTTCTGGCACTAATGCTGATGCAACAATTACTGGAACTTCTCCAACACAAACATTAAACTTAGTATTGCCTCAAGGACCCGCAGGCCCAACTGGGCCTCAAGGACCCGCAGGCCCAACCACCCTTGCTGTTGGAACAACTACTACTGGAGCAGCAGGAACAAATGCGTCAGTAGTTAACACTGGAACATCTACAAATGCTGTTTTTGCATTTACTATTCCAAGGGGTGCAACAGGAGCAACTGGTCCACAGGGGCCACAGGGAATACAGGGAAGCAGTGCAACTATCAATCCAGTTACAGATTTAATTGGATTAAAAGATCCAGTAACTGCTTCTGGTAATACTTATGGTGTTTCGACAAACTGGTACCCTCAATTTAATAACTTTGTTTCATTAGGTCAGCCACCAGATGCAGTGCTTGGAATTACAGGCAATAGATTCTTTAAAACAATTTATTCAAATACTGGAACAATCAATACTTCAGATCAAAGATTAAAAACAGATATTGAAAATTCTTCACTAGGGTTAAACTTTATTAATGAATTGCGACCAGTAAGTTATAAGTTTATAGAAGGGTCTAAAGATCAAGACGGACAGCCAGTTCCTGGAACTAGAACCCATTGGGGTCTTATTGCACAAGAAGTTAAATCTGTTGTTGATGAGGCTGGAGTAGATTTTGCTGGATGGGTTTTATTAGATAAAGAAGACCCAGATTCAGAACAAGCATTAAGATACGAAGAGTTTGTTTCTCCATTAATTAAAGCAGTACAAGAGCTTACAGCGAGAGTTAAAGCACTAGAAGAGAAGTAAGGCATGTCATATAAATACACTGTCTTGCAAGATAACCCACTAGCATTTTTTTTGCTAGATGAAGTAAAATCTGGTGGCGCTAGCTCATACACAAATCTACAGTCGTTATTTGCAACATATCAAGACCTAAAAGATAATGGCATTTCTTATGCTGCAATTAGCGGATTACCAATTTTAGATTACTCTGGAAACGCAATGGACGGATATGCAATTAATTCCTCGGATCTTGAAGTAATGCCAATTATTGGCGGTGGCATAAGGGGCACAGAGATTAATGATAGCATTGAGATAGAGCTTAAAGCATCTGGTATAGCTACAAATAAAAACCCAGATAGCCCATTTTCTTTTGAAGTTTGGTTCAGTCCAGATAACTCAGATAATGAAGAGCATATGGTTTTAGGTGATCATACAAACCAAATTGGCATATTCTATAAAAATGAAAATGTGATATTTAGATGTGGAAGTTCTGAAGAAATTTGGTATAAAACAACTAAAAATAAAGTAATGCATATTGTTGGCATTTTTTCTAAAGACAAAATATCATTATATATTAATGGCATTATAGTAAACGAAAAATTTATTTCTAGTGGTTTTAAATTTAGCAATACCACATTGACTATTAATATTGGTCCAGCAAATGCAGCCAAAAAGTTTATTGTTGATTCAATTGCAATATATAACTATGAGCTAGAAAGCTCAAAAATTTTAAAACATTATTTAGCTGGGTATAAGGAAACAAAATATTCTCAAATTG